CCGGTTTTGGGGTTGTTGGTTTGGTTGGCTTGGGCGCAGTTTCCTTAACCATTTTTTTGGCAATACCTTCATCTGCCACCGCCCGGCCATCCTGGATCAGAAAGGTCGCCCCTTCCGGATCCAGGTCCGCCACCTCTCCCTTGCGGAAGAAATTTTCCCCGGTCTCGCGGCCGCGGTAATCCACTAAGAATTTGATCTTCATGGCTAATCCTCCGCGTAATCCACTTCAACATGGGCCTGTCCGGCTGCCGTGGCGGCAATCCCGGTATGGCGGGCGATGATCGGAGTGTTGGGCGGGATGTTGGCCTGTACGATGGTGACAGCCGTGACAGATCCAACAGTGGAGCTGTTGGTGTAGGCAGTCGCTGCAGCAATTTCGGCCCCGCCCACCGTTGTACCCAGCTTCACATTGGCGGCTGCTACAGTGCCCGCAGTTTCGGTGTCATAAACGATGCGGATGGCGTAGATCTTCACCCGCCGCGGTCGGCGTAGCAAAGTCTCATCGATTGTGGTTCCCGCGCCATTGTCGATATTGAAGATCTGCGATTTGACGGTGTTGATTTTGTCTTTACCGTGAGAAATTAACATTTTTGGCATGGAATACTCTCCTTATGCTCTTTTCTGGCAGGGCGGGTTTTCACCCGCCCTGTTCAATCAATTTGTGTGCGGTTACACGCCCACGAAATAGGTTTCCGCGGCAGCTTCGTTGTCTCGATAACCCAGACCTGCCCGCAGGGTGGCCACGATTTCGGTCACATCCGCGTTGGCGATGCGGGTGGTTTCGATCTTCATGCGGCGTTTGAACGCCAGTTTCCACTGATCGAAGCGCACGCCCAGGATGCCGCCATAGGCGTTGTTTGATTGGGTGGTCTGGTCCACCTTCCCGCTGCTGTTGGCTTTGCGGGCATTGGTGGTGCTGCTGTAGTGCATGAACCAGCTGGGGATCACATCCACATTCCAGATCTTTTTCAGCCAGCCATTTTCGAGGGTGGCCACACTGTTTACATCCTTGGTCAGCACTTCCGGCAGCTTGCTGCCGGCTTTAAGGGTGTTGGGGTCGATGATGAAAGCGCACTTGGTCGGATCCGCCACGGCCATGCCGGCGGTGCCCATCAGCCACAAGGTTTCGATGAAGTCATCGATGCTCAAACCACCACTGGCGCTCCGGCTGTTGGCGGTGTTGGTAACCAGCGCCAGCTTGCGGAAGCCATCCATGGCCAGGTAGAGGTTGGTGGCGGTCTGTGTGGAGCTGTTACCGATATCATTGATATTGGTAGAACCGGTGGTGGTACTGTCCCCATCGATGGCCAGCATTTCCAACATTTCCCCGCCGCTTTGCTCCAGTTGAGTCTCAAGCTGGGAAACATACCTGATCAGGCTGTCCTCTTCCAGCTCGCCGGTGTATATAGCTCGGGCGCCGATCTTGGCCACTGTGATTTCCTTCACGCCCGTCCCCATCTGAGTATTGATGATCTGGGCGGGTGGGATCTTCATGGTCCCATCAGAGGATGTGGTTTCCGCGATCTTGTACCAGCTCGGATCAGTCCCCTCCAGCGGGAATTTCTCGCTGGCATAACCATCCGGAATGGTCACGGTTGGGATGCGTGGAATGATCTGGCGGGCCGCGCGGATTTTTTCCCAGATCTGCATCGCGTAAGCGGTGCCAATCCAATCTGCGCCGGCATTGGAGGTACCGGTCCCTGCCGGGTCGGTGGATGCCTTGATTGCATCCTCAGTCGGTTCCAAACCGCTGGCTTTCATGGCGGATTTGACGTAGGCCGCCTCTTCGGTGTCTTTCATCTGGGTGCATTTGATTGCCAGGGCACGTACGATCTGCGGAGAGGTTGGTTCCTTGGAAGCTTTCATGATATCGATGGTCAGCGCCAGTTCAGCCGGGCTGTATCCATCGAACTTCCATAGGTCAGCACTCTTGGCAACATACGGTGCCCCGCCGAAAGGTAACCGCTGCATTTCAGCGATTTTTTTCTCAAGCGGCTCGGTGGCTGCTTTGATGGCCGCTTCCATCTTTTCCTTTTCCGCCAGTTCTGCTTTGAGGGCTGCAGCCTTGGCAGTATCATGCGCGGCAAGTGCCTCTTCAATGAGTTTTTTGATCTCTTCTGGAGTCATTTTCGTTTGTCCTTTCCCCTCTGGGGATGATTTGATAGAGTTGTTTTGGTTATCTGTCCCATCCATCATCGGTGTGGCACTTTGTGGGCTACCGCCTTTTGCCTCACCCTCCAGATCATCCGGGTCAGTTATTCCCATCATTTGCTCGAAATGAGCCTTCAATACCGGCTTTGCGATCGCATAAGCGTTCGCCGGCTGCCGGGTCCCTTCATCGTTGTCCATCAGGCTGATCTCGGCAATCGGCCAGATCAAGATCTCGCCGGTGCTCTTGGCCACCCGTGCCAGATGCGCGATGGATCCGCTGCTGGCGAAGGCCTTCCCGGCTTTCGCACTCTTCCAAATCCGTTTGGCGTAGTCATTGGCCTTATCCAGGACGATCCGCATCTTCAGCCCGGCATCGGTCTTCCAGGTTTTCACCACATCGCCGATGATTTCCGGTATACCCATCGGGCGCCGCTCAGGAGAAAAACCGTGGTAATAAACCACCAGCGGAGTTTTGATTTTGTTTTCGAAGAACTTGGTTCGCGGTGAAAAGAATTCTTTGTGTACGTCTTTTCCGTTATCCGGACCGTAGTATGGAGCGGCCAGAACTTCCAGTTCCCAGTCGCCGTCATCACTCCCCACTGCCTTGATGGTCATCCGCTCCCCGCCCAGCACATCCAGCACCTCGGGTAGATCCGCCGCCTTGGCTGCCGCGTCCGCCACCGCATCCACCAGCTCGCCCGGGTCCAGCTCCTCCCCGATATCCAGGATGGTCTTCGCCAGTTCCTTGATCTTCGAGATCCGCGCCTTGTCGCTGGTGTTGTTCCGTGCCCCGATCTTGTACCACAGGCACTTGGTCACCGGCCGGTAGGTGCGGACCACCTCGGTCTGGTTGCTTAATGTGACCACCCCATCCTCATCGATGGCCCAGTCAAACTGGATGTATTTCTCACCCAAATGGACAATCAGCGTGCTTTCATACACTGCCTCCATGTATGGCCAGGGACGGTCATCCGGACCGGTCATCATCAGGTTGGGCCTGAGTAATAGCTGGATGGCAGCTCGCAATAAATCCAGCTTGTCTGTAAGCGATAATTCTTTCATCGTAAGCATTCCTTCCTGAGTGCCGTATCGATCATCCCGTAGACCGCCGACTCCTCCTCTGCGATAACCTGATCAGCTCGTTTCCAGCCCACCTTTTCGGCATACAGGCTTTGCTCACCTTCGGCGCCGTGCAAAAGTGGACCGTAGCTGACGTTGTTGCCCACTGTGACCTGCAGGCCGTCCTGAGAGACCACGGATGTCCATTTTTTGGTGATGGTCTCGCTGCCCGGGCTGCTGTTGCGCACATAGGGCACCTCAATCCTGCCATCCGCCAGCGCCCCAAAGAAAAATTTCCTTTGTGCCTCGCTGACAAATGTCTCTCCGTACACCGCCTGCCGGGTGAGCCGTTTCACCTCTGGCGCCACCATGATCTTGCCCTTGATATACAGCCCCGCGGCCTTCATCACGGGCTTCACGCAATCCAGCCGGCTCAATTCCTCCAGCCGCTTCACCAGCTGCTCGATCCCTTTAATCTCAGTCGCCATTCAGACCCTCGATTTCCCAGGTCTCATAACACCTGCAGCCTGGATGTAAGGGCGGAAATCCGCTGTCCGAGCTGATCACCTCGCCGTCATGCGGAGCGCATTCATCACAAACGGTCTCATCCAGCTCAGTATGGAAAATGGGCTTCATGCTGAGTGAGCTGCCCTTTTCCACTTCCGCCACGATCGCGCGATCCCCTTCAGCGGCCGCCCGGGTGGTCTCGGTGATGGCGATCAACGCCGATCTTGATGGTCCAAACAGATCCTCAATCGCCTTGGCCAGGTCATCCAAACTTTGGCCGTTGGCGAAGTAGTTTTCCACCGCCCCCTGCAGTGCTTTTCGGCTGTTGGCAGTCAGATCCTTCACCAGGTCAAAAGTGTAGTTTTTGGACCAGCTGCCGGCTGCCTGGTTGGCCAGCTTCCAATCGACCTTCGCTACCGATTTCCCCGCGGCGCCGGTCACCTGCTTTTGCAGGTTTCCGCCTGCCTCGCGCGCGATCGCGGCCAGCTCAGGCTCGATGGCCGCCCGCAGGTCATCACCAATCCCGCTCCAGAAACTCTCCGGAATATTCCCGAGATCCGGGGTTTCGCCCAGCAGCTCCATCAATTTGTCAGCTCTCCCACCGAATTGCCGTTGGATGACAGCTGCCAGCCGCTCTTCGGCTGCCTGGCGATGGATGACGTGTCCCTGCAGGACCTTTTTCATGGGTATCCTCGATATGTGCTGGACATATGGCTGGCCAGATATTTTGCAATACTCTCATCAATGACCTGGTTATCCTCGAGGATCAGCGCGTACTTGGCCGCCTGCTCGAATACTGCTTTGATTTCATCCATGCTTGAGCAATTCGGTAGAGATCTTTGGATCATCCCCTTCATATTTTCTGGAATGGTATTCGTCTCAAATTCGAATTCAAGCTTCTTGCCCTTTTTCAGCCGGTTGATGGCCGCCCGCTGCCAGGCTGCCAGATCCGCGGATTTCCCACTGGGAGTGTTGGGCCTGGGTTCGTCGCCCACATCCTGGCCGATGTCCTGTACCTGCGCCCGTTGTTGCCCTGGGTTCTGGTCCAGCGCGCCTCCGACTGCCGGATCGTTTCCCCCTTGGGTCGCTGTCGTCCCGATCTCGTCCGGCAGTCTCTGTCCCCGTTCATCTGGAAGCGGCGCGTCCCCATAGAATTTCTTCCTGGTCTCATCGATTGTGTGGGTCTTGGCGTACTCCCTCTGTTCCTGCAGGCCAATCACCCGGTCCGTCACCCGGATGTCATCCCACCAGGCTTCCAACCCCTCCCCATACATCGGCAATAAATCATTGGTGATCTTCTCCGCAATCGCGGTCAGCCGCGGCCAGACTGAAAAATCGATCATGGTTGCCTTGCCGCTTTTGCTGTTCGCCTCAGTGGCATTCACACTTAACACGGATGCCAGTCCTGGCGCCACCAGGTTGTAAATCTCCTCTTTTGCGAACTGTCGTCCGTTGATGAATTCCATGTCCTTCTGACTCAAGGTATTCTGCAGCCACTGAACACCATCCCCTGTTCCTCGCAAAAGCATGATGGAACGCCTCTTGGCCGAGTCCTCTGTCCGCTTCTTAATATCCTCCCAGGCGGAGTCTTCTACCCAGTCCTTGAAAGACATCACTCCAGGTAGCCGCCCATTATTCTCCCCAAAATTTTTCGCGTTCCATTTGGCCATTTCCAGGTCAGTCCGCGCATCCATCCGCGCTGGTTTGAAGTCAGACATCCCCTCGAATAAGGTTTTGGGATGGAAATTTTTAAAATGAACAACCTCATCCACATCCAGCGCCAGGGGTTCCCCCGGACCGGCGTAAAATTTGTAACCTTTTAAAAACATATTGCCATCTGGAACCGGCTTTACTCGGTCACTGGGGAGCAGCCAGATCTCCTCCAGATGACCGTTAACAATGTTTTTCCACCAGTACGCATCCCCGCACAGGGAATGGTACGAGAAAGTTCCTTCCAAAATTTCAAATCGGCTCTGCAGTGGATTGGGATGCTTTAGAAGGCTGATCAGTTCATGCCCAATTACTTCATCCAATCCAGACTCGCTTCTCCGGCTGATATGCAATGGAACAATTGCGCATTGTTGGGCTACATATTTGACCGCCGTTGAAATCCATGACAGCTTTTCATAAAGGTCAATTTCCTGGGCAGCCTCGCCATAATCAGTGATGCTCCATTTTTCGCCGTCGGCATAAACACTCTGCCATCTGGCAACGCGAGTATCTACTGCCTTGGTGGAGATATAACCAATCCTTCCCAATACACTGTCAAGAAATCCCATTACGCCACCGCTTCCCCGGCTTTGAATTTCTTCTCGCCGCACATTTTATAGCCGCCGCTGGCCGTATCCACCTGGTCGTCATGCCGCGCGTTGGCTGAAAAATTCTTGCACTCGTCGATAAAGGCTTGTACCCACGGGCCATTCACTACCCGCAGGAACCCTTGACGCGCTCTGATCTGCCAGCTCCTTGCCCGGGTCAGCTTGTCGCCTTCCGGTTTTTCCTGGCCGATCACAACATTCAAAAGTTCCTTGTCCTTCATAAAATCCGTGAAGACAACCGTCTGGAAAGCTACATCTTCCACAGCCCAGGTGGTCCCTTTTTCCCCTGCATCTAACATCCAGCCCTTGATTACTTTCAGGAATTCTTCCAGGGCTCTCACCCGGATCATATCTCTGAAGTAAATCAATCCGCTGGTTTCATCGTGTGCTACTGCAACACAACTGTTCCAATCGCTCTTGCTGTTTCGCCCTAGCGCCAGATCGATATACCTGAACCACTTCAGACCCTTCGGCGCCTCGTCCACCCTGATGAAATCGCTGTCAATGAAAAATCCACCCGAAAGTGCCCGCGGCATCTGTTGATAAACTGGCCACCATTCATCATCACCCACGTTCGATTTCTTTTTCAATAATTCTTTTTCATCCGCAAGGTAAGGCCATAAAGGTTCTCCCGGTTTTCTTCCCAGCATATCTCCGCCAATCGGCAGCCAGACCCCATTCAACATTTGCTTTTTTTGATCTTCAATGGTTTGGGGATAATTGCTTTCATCCAGAGCAATGGCAGGCAGGAATAAAACATGGAATTGATCGATCAAGGGATCATCACCTGCCATCAGTTTGATCAA